CCTGCTGTATCAAACACTACTCCAGCACCCTCTTGTTTAGTTGGTGCAGAAGCGAAACCACTTAACATTACTTCTTCTTCAAAAGCTCTGTCAGATGTTTCAGTAGTGAAAATCTCCGCATGTTGATTTTCATATCTGTTATATTCCAGGCCGAATAAAGCGTTCAAACCTGGCTCTAGTTCTTTAACTAGTTGTGATCGTGTTATAGCCATAATTTATACTCCTTATGATATGCCTGTTCCACTTCTGTAGAAGTGGTTGTTGATTCTAACAAGAATATTTGCGTTAGCCGAACCAGTGTCAGAATTTTCCGGATCTTGACAAATATCAATCGCTTGAATTGCGAAAGTAGTTGCAGTACCAGAAACACTAACATCTAGTTGTTGTTTCGATAATCCTGTTGTCGTTACACCTGTTGTATTTGTAACAGAGTAGTTCTTGTACAGATCAGCTCTTGTAAAAGCCGCATCAGCATCTATCAAGAATACTGCATCTGGATCGTCAATGACGAATGCAGTAATATCACTAGCAGCTATGCCGCCTGGATAGAAATTACTGAAAGTTGGCTTCTTTGTAGTTGGGTCTGTGTAAAAACATCCGTTAAAAACACCCACAACAGCATCTGATGTGTTAGGACCATGTCTTTGGATATTTCCAGTTCCTAATGGTTCTACCATTTCTCCTTGGAAAATCGCATCTGAATATCCTGACGCAATCGTATATCTGTTTTGAGCTCCAACTAATGGTGTACCGTCTAGTTTTCTGTAAGGTCTTAGACCAAACTTTTCACTTACGTTTGCCATGTTATGTTTCTCCTTTTAACAGTTTATTTTTACCCCTGTGGCTATTGCAAAATTATTTTTTGCGACTACCACCAAAGGTTACTCTCGACTGTCTATCAATATTGATAGGCATGTCGGGATGCTGTTCCTTCATAAGATCGTTGTCAACCGCGTTCATTCTATCTTGAGTAATTTTTGCAAAATACTCAGCACGTGCAACCAAAATCTCTTCTGGTATCCTTCCCAGCACAAGGCCTCCTATTCCAATACACCCCTCGTATTTACCTTCGGAGTAGAAAGGATATTTGTTTTCGCCAACTTCGTTTTGCACTTGTTCGACTGTCACAAATTCCCAACCCTCTCTCATTT